TGAGAATTGATGTTTAGGAACAACAAATGGCAAAGAAGGTAGAAAATGTTCGTATCCAGCGCAAACGGATTCGCCGTCCCGGGCAACACAAGAAAAATGTCAACAAGCGAAACAAAGTCAAGCAGTTCTTTGGATGATCGACGGCATTGTCCTCGCTGCGGCACTCGTTTACGTCTCGTGCACGTTCACGGTCACACGCAGTGCTTCGAGTGTAGTCAGGTTATTGATGACTGTTGTCAGGGCGAGGTGTGTTCTAGCGGCAAGTAAACTAAAACAAACGCCTCGCACTCTGGGCAGCTTAGGTTAGATACTATACCCTCTCGACCATCTTCCTCTTCATAGTCGTGATCGCCGCCCCATATAAGTTCAGCGTCGCAGTGCCAACAATTCATTCTACCTCTCCCCAATTATCCACAATAGCTGTATCAACCTCAAACGGCACGTTCAGGTTTGGCACACAGGTTGTCATAATTTCAACAATCTTGTCCGCTTGCTCCTGAGACTCGATATTAAAACACAATTCATCATGCACGGTTAGCACAGGAAGCAAGCCTTCTTTATAACAATCAACCATTGCCTTCTTAGTCTGGTCGGCGCTTGAGCCTTGGATCAAGCGATTAAGGGCTTTGTATGTGAATGCACGGCGAATCATACCACGACCACCATATTCTTTGATGGCTTCTTCCAGCCGCATCGCTTTGTTGTAGCCAAAGCTTTTGGGTTCCCACATATCAAAGCGACACTTACGACCAAGCCAAGTCCGTATGTTTCCAACATCTGAAGCGCGGTTCGATGTCATGTCTGCAATACCTTTAACGAAAGGTACTTTGTCGTGGTACTTGGCAAGCATGTCTTTAGCTTCTTCTTCGGTAATGTCCATGACACCTGCCAGTTTCTTCCGACCCATGCCGTACATAATACCAAGGTTAACTGTCTTGGCATCTTTGCGACTAATACCTGCCATGTCTGCAACAATCTGGTGGAAATCAGCGTTGCCTTCGTGGTACATTTTAACCACATCGTCGATCTGTGGGTGACGATGCACCCCTGTTACCTGTGCACAATAGTGTGCAAGCCACCGTGGTTCCTGCGCCGAGTAGTCAAAGCTGCCCCACTTGCAGCCCTCTTCTGGTATGAACAGGCCGCGGATCATTGCTTTAATCTCAGGGTCACGAGCAGGAATTTGCTGTAGATTTGGGTTGCTTGAGGAAAACCTACCAGTTACAGTTCCGCCATCATCAGAACGAAGGGCATTGAAGTCACAATGAATACGTCCGTTATGCGAATGTTCAAGGATCGTCTCCACAAAGGTGGTGTTTGCCTTATTAAACTCCCGAAGGCGTACAATCTTTTGCGCGATTGGGTGCTCGTGGTTCGCAAGAAACTGTTTTGTAAAGGAGGGCGCGTCAGTCCCCTGTGTCCTATGGTACTTAAGACCAAGAGCATCGAACGCCTTTGCTACAGATGTAGCAACCCACGGCTCAACAGTGACGCCGGTCTCTTTCTTTATTTCTTTAAGTAAAAGATCTTCCCTTTTCTTTAGGTCTTTCTTGACAAGCTCTGCCTTGTCAACATTAACACGAACGCCGCGTGTCTTCATTTCAAACAGGACGGGTAGCAACTCTGTCTCGAGCTCAAAGATGTTGGTTATCTCTTCCTTTATGATGTCTGGGCGTAGCCTGTCCCACAGGCGCAGCGTAACAGAGGCGTCTTGCTCTGCATACTTACCAACAAACCGTGCAGGTAGCCTCCACATTCCAGACTTGGGGTCTACATGATACATAGCCGCAGCAGCTTTTAGCATCTTTTCGTTTTTATACTCGCCCAGATACTCGCCAACCAAAGAGTTCAAGTTGTAGTATCTGCGGTTTTCATTAAGAAGTGGCGCTGCAATCATTGTGTCAATGATTTTACCCTGCACTTCAATACCAGCCCACCGCATCCAGCCAAGGTCATACAAAGCATTGTGCATAATCTTTTCAATATGCGGCGTAGCAAGCTGTTTCTTTAGCCAGTTTACAACAAACTTTTCTGGCAGGTTCCCGCCACCCTCGTGGCGTACAGGAAAGTATCCAACAAAATCTCCTGCTGCCACAGCGTAGCCAATAACATACCCGTCACCACGGCACCACCCCGGGCCAAGCGTTGTCAAGTTGGGGTCACAAGTCTCCAAGTCAATTGCAATGCGATCACAGTTAGTCAGATCAGGAAACGATGACGGCGGTGCCCAGTCATCTTCGTCTCCGAATCCCATTGCTACCTCCTTGACATCGATGTCTAAAAGATTCATTTGCTCATTCATCGTCATTGACAATCTCTCCTCCGAGTGCGGCGTACCCAATGATGTCTACCCACGAGTCGTCCTTGCTTGTATCCTCTGCAAGTCTAGCCAGCTTCAGACCAATCATGCAGGCTACCACATCTTCTGGGGTAATTGCATGAACCAACTTACGCTCCAAGAAAACATTCCAGATCGCAGCAATCCGCTCGTGATTCATCTTAGCAGGACCATACTCCTTGGCCCTCGGTCCGTTGATTAGTTCTTCTGCTTTATTAAGAAAGTCTTCTCTGGTTTTCATATCTGGAATCCGTACTGTGTTTGTGGTTCGATAAGGTGCAGCGCTTTTTTGGCACGAGTCAGGCCAACGTAGAACGTCCGAATCTCGGAGTCCTGATCCTCGCTTTCAGCGCATGCACGGGAAGAATCTAGTAGTAAGACGACGTTATCCGCCTCGCCACCCTTTGCTTTGTGAATCGTCGATATCTTGATCCTCGGGGTCCCCGTCAAAATAGACTCGCCCATACGGCGTACTGATGCAATGTAGATACGCTCCGTCTCGGATACCTTCAGCACTTCGTACCACGGCGTCTGGTCTGTCGCAGTCAGTTCGCAATGGTCTCGTATGTCTGTTAGCGTGTAGTCTACTTCTTGGTCGAGGGATGCAAGTTTTTTTCTGCCAGCTTTGCTTATGACGGAAGATGTTAAAAGGGTAGATAGCTTCTTCAATTCTGCTGCTGACAGCGAAAGACCTTTGCATAGCTTTAACCAAACCTCAATTCCAGTAAGAACATTTGGGGAGATGGACCAGCCGGAGCCTTCACGCCAGTATAAAAATCCTTGTTCTTTAAGTGTGTTTGAGATTTTATTAGCAATGAAATTGGTACGGGCTAAGATTAGCCACTCTCCGGCTGTTAAGTCCACATCTAGAATATCACGATGCCACACAACAGCGCCAGCTTCATCGGTAGGTTTCCAAAACTTTTGTTGTCTTGTATGTAGTTGTTTTACAAGAGAGTCCGCCATGCTATGGACAGATATGGGGAGACGATATGACTTGTCTAATATGATCTTATTATCCGATGCACTTAAGAAATCGGACACGTTTACACCCATCCATGAATAGATGCACTGATCGTCATCCCCCGCAAAATAAATGCGCTTCGCCCGTGGCTTCAGCACCTCATGTACCATGCGCCACTGTAATGGAACCAAGTCTTGCGCTTCATCAACGATTAGTACCTCAAGATGGGGACAATGCCCCTGCTCGATAAAGTCTTCAATCATGTCAACAAAGTCTACCTTGTGCATCTCGCGCTTGTAGTCGCGCACAACCTGATCCACCAACTTTAACTGCTGGAAGTGCAGCCGTCGGTCCGCGGTCTTTCGAAACTGTTCCTCAAGTGTGCGACCTGTAACTCTAGCCATTTGCAGCATAGACAGGTACGCATCCCCGCTGCTGCCCGGTGTGAACAAAGCTCCATCAGCCATGTTCAAAGATGCGTTGGACGAGAACGTCAGTCCAAGAAGATTACCAATGTCGGTAAAGTCTTTCCCGTGTAAGACGCGCTTGGTTGTTAGACCAAGAGACTGAAACGCAAAAGAGTGTAGTGTACGAAACCAAACCATTTGGTTCGCGTCTATGTTTAGCTTCGTTGAAGCTCGTGTTCTTGCTTCCTCTGCCGCCTTGCGACTAAAGGATACGAACGCTATGTCCTCCGGCCTTGTGCCGCGCTCTAACTCTTGCTGCACAATGTTAATAAGCCGCGTTGTTTTGCCCGTTCCCGGTGGTCCAAAGATTGTGGTCTCTGTTATAACATCCATTAGAATGGCACCTCATCACCTTGGACCGCGATCCGCGGAACTTCAACCTCACGGTTAAACATCGGGACCCACCAAACACGAATCTGTTTTTGCTCTCCCCTCGTTGTGGGAAACCTCTTCACGCCGTTTGCAGTTCCGTCTCCGTTTAATTCTTTTAAGCGTTCCTGTATCTGTCCACGGCTGTAACTATCAAACCGCTGATTGCGAAGATACTTCATCAGGGCTTCGATCTTGAAATAGGTTAACCCGTCTTCCTCGTCTGTAAATGGCTTGCCAAGGCTAACCTCTTCAGCGGACTGTGCTTGAACCCTGCCGTCGCAAAATGCTTCCAGAAAGTCCATGAACTGGCCTTTGTATGTAAGTTCTTCTGGCACCTCGATTTCACTCATGTCTTCCATCAGCATACCAACGATAGTCTGCCAGTCTGCTAGCTTCATCATTGGTGGCATCTTATGGATTTGTTCCATGCAAGCTTTTTGAAAACGCTGCGGAGTTTGTAAGTCGTCTGTTGTTAACTCGACACGCTGTCCGCTGACATCACAGAACCACACGGGTGGCTCGGACTTGACTACACACAGGCCGGTAACCTCAACACTGGACACATGACTGCCGATGCCAAACTTCTTTGTCTTACACAGTGCTTTGTTGCAATAAGACTTGAGCGGCTCCTGATCACAGGGAAAGCCATACTCTTTCTTTTCATGCTGCTGCTGAATGGTGACAATCTCTGACGCAGGAAGCGCCGGAGTGCAATACTTGTTATTGATTTCTTCAAGCCGCGCTTTCCAGTCTTCGGGCTTTTCTTTTTTACAGCCCACTGCTGCCGCAAACATCACAGTGTTGCGGGTTCCTTCGGGAATCCCCTGTCCGAACATACAGTTCAGACAGGGGGCCCAGTCCTTAAACTCGTCAACATGTTCGCCGAACGTCAAACCAACAAATCCGTTCGGGTCTACAGTCCTCTCCTTGACGAGCTCAAGGAACTCCTCTAACGACGCGGGTGTTCCGTCTTCAAGAATTGCGTAGCGGAGCGTCTGTTCCGCATCAAAGTACGGAAGGTTAATGAAGTTGCCAATATCCCCACGCTCGACAAGAATCTGTTCTTGCTTCGGGAATATCTCGCAGCCGCCATACCCAAGGTATGAAGAAATCTCTGACGCTTTGTCACGGAACTCTCCTGCACTAATCCATTCGCTAAAGAAAAAGAATATGTGTGCACCACCAGACTTGGATCGGCACACAACGCACGGCACCTCGATGTCGCGCAGCTTTTTGTCCAGCGCCTCGAGGTCCAGCGGATATTTGTCAATGTCCAATGCACCAAACTTGCACTGGTTGTTTTCATTAATCGGGATTGAACCAACACCACTTTTTCCATTGAGATGCAATTGAACAAGCTCAAGCGTTAAAGGTGACCGTACAATCCTTGACTTAGCCTTTTGTTTTCCAGCCCTACGTTCTTCTGATATTGTTGTCTGTCCATGCGCTGCACTAAAGCCGGTAAATGCAGCCATGAACCTTTCTGCTTGGTTCATAACTATGCCCCTAATTGGTTTAGGTTGGGGGTAGGAAGACCGCGAACCGCGGTCTTCCTGCATTTATTAAAATGGAATTTCGTCAGACGTGTCGTTCTTTGTTGCTTCCATCTCATCAGCAGTTCCAGCCGATGTCTTTATCTCGCCTTTGCGGAACTGTTCGTACAAGTCACGCGCTTCAAGCACAGCCGACTGAGGTACATCGTCAATCGAACACTGCGAAACAGAGTAGTTGAACCACGAACCTTTGTCGTTGCTTTCCTGCACTGTCCGAAGCTGCCACACTGTTGCCCACATTGGTGGGTTGAATAGCCCCTTCTCTGGGTGCATGATCTTTAGTCCAGCGCGGCGAGTGTTCCACTGCTTTGCCACTTTCATCTGTGTCTTTTTCATGTCACAGATTAGCTGGCTTGTAATACCGTTAGCGTCGACAGCAAGAATAAGAAACTGTGCTGACCGAACTAACTCGTTACCTGAGGGCAGGATTTCGTTTGACCCCATGCGCTGCGCCTTGCGGATGTCGGGGTCGTTTGGATCAATCTCCCCCAAGAAACCACCACCACTTTCGCGCAGTTGAAACTCAAGGAACTTCATCTGGTAGGCACACGGGATGACAGTTACACCTTCGTCAGCTTCCCAGAATTGTCCGGTGACAGTATTGAAAAGATCACCAGCCGACGCGCCCTTGATAAACTTCGAGTCGCTTTTGATAAGCTGTGGGGATAGTGGTTGCAAAATCCGCATAAACGGTATCTGCATATCCTCGGCGCTTACGTTTTCCAAACCCTGACCTGCGCTTGCGTACAGATCGTCCATGATATTTGCCACCGCAGTGGACTTCTTTTCTGCTACTGCTAATTCAGCCATCTCTCTACGAGCTCCTTTTGATTGTAGCTTCATTCCCGACATACACACCGAACATCTCAAAGTCGATGTCTTTGCCTGACTCTATGCGCCCCTTCACCCATGCCTTAAGAGTCTGAGGATGGACGTGGGTTTTTTGTGCAGGGTCTAACCCCTGCTGCCGCAGATCATCTACAACAGCACCGGCAATATTATCCTGCCCCGTGTTGAACGAAACGGTAACGTCATGCTTGATGATGTCCCCTTCGCCGATGGAACGCAGCCATGCAAACGCCTGATCCCGCTGATCTTCCGGGATACGAGCGTGTACAAACTGACGAAGAGCAATCTTATTACCGTCAACGGTAAGACTGTCCATGCCCATCTCTTGCATAAGAGCGGGGATGTCCTCTTCGTTTACTTTTCTTTTTTTGTACTTGAGATCCTTGACATACTGTTCAGCATCTTTGATCTGCTGGTCAAGGGCTATAGACTCGCGAACCAGATTGGACAAACGAGATGCCCCTTCTGTGCTCACTGTGTCAAACTTATCGGGTTCGACTGCTTCATCAATTAGCGAAAATATATCGCTCATCGTTCTTCTCCATTATGGTTACGTTTAAGTTTTACCCCTTCGGGTATGGAACCCGTATCTACAACAGTAGATACGGGGTAGTCAATATAATTTATGCGGCTTTTGTGTCAGCCTGTTTAACCAAATGTGCTACCTGTTTACTAACGCTTCTGTCATTCTGATCGGCCATTTCGCGTAGCTTTTTGTAAACATCGATAGACACAGCAACTGATTTCCACTTTGTTGTATCCACCACTTTACTCCTCTTCTTTTTGTGTGCTACAGTCCTAACGTATCTTATATGTAATCGGGGAGTCAAGTACAAAATGAGACGTAGTAAAATAATAAGTGACGGACCGGACTATAAAATAGCAATGGGCAAGCGATCTGAACTAATTGCTGCCGACTATTTAATGATGAAAGGTTGTTATGTGTACATGCCGTTCATCGAGCAGGGTCCCATTGATCTTATTGCGTTAGACAAAGAAGGTGTTGAACATCGCTTTGATGTCAAGACTGTGTCGCGTCGCAAAGATGGTACTATTATTTCTCGTTCTCTTTCTGACCTCCAACAAAAACTAGGGGTGCAACTACTCTATGTGTGCCTTGACTCCTACGAGGTACACAAATACCCCCACCATTTTTCTCGTGACACTGTGCCCTTGCACTCGCGCCGCAACGCTGCCAACCGTAGATTTAACGGGGAGACACCTCCAACCATTGACGAACTTCTTCCCCAAGAGTCTTCGCCGACAGTTCAATCTTGTTCCGAAGAGTCTTCACAATGTGCTGATCAACAGTCCCCTTCGAAATCAAATCAACGTAAAGAACCTTATTCGTCTGACCAATCCGGTGGCATCGATCTTCAGACTGTGCCCGAGTTTCTAGGTTAAAGTCGTTAGCATAGTAAATCACATTGGTTGCAGCCGTTAGAGTAAGACCAAAACCTGCGGTTTGCGGGTTGGCTACAAA